GCTGGATCAACAGTTAAAGTTTGAGACAATGATTCAATACCCCATCCTGTAAATACCTCAACACCCGCACCGCTTGAATGTGCAGATCTAGTCCCCGCTGCAGCTCTTGTAATACCTGTTAAATCATTTGATGAAATTCCTGTATATGAAATAAATTCTGCTCCAACTTTTATTGTTCCTGTACTTGGAAAGTTTGAAGTAGATGCAAGTGTAATTGAAGTGCCTGATCCTCCTGTTCCTGCTGTGTCATCTAATAAAGCTCCGTTCAATGTGCTAAACACTTGTTGTCCACCACCCCAAAGTCCTGTACCCCAACCAAATCCAAATGTAGAACCAAGAGCACCAGGTTTTATGTAAGGTGTAACTGTTGCTGACCCAGAGCCGTTGACCGTGGTACCAGCTGCGCTAGCCATTGTAATTGTAAATTCATCACTACCGGGAACAGTAACCACTTGAAAAGGATTTGTTTCAAAATCTGAAGCAACATACCCAGCTCCCGTTGGAGGCGTTACAGACGAAAATAAAAATATATCTCCAGGTTCTAAACCATGAGCTGCTTTATTTACAGTGACAGTTGCTGATGTGTTTACAGTATCAAAAGTACAACTTGTTAAAGCAGTACCGAGAGGGGTTATATCAAAAAAAGCACCCTCGTAATAAATTACTAATACTTTGTTTGTACCTATTGCAGCGTATTTCCTACCATCTAAATCAGCCCAAATAAATTGTTCTCTTGCTGCTCCAATTATAGTGTTTTCTAAAATTTGTTCCCAACCGCCTATTTTTTCAGGCAATCCATACCTAAACCTTACAAAATCACCATCAGTCCACTTACCTTGTGCTCCTGTTTGAGTGACTTGTTTGTTAAATCCTGGGGCTATATCTACTTTTGTCAAAGGCATATAGGTATTATACCTTAATAATTAAATCAATTAAACATCATTTGGTTTTTTTACTTTAATTTCTTGGTCTATATTTGTCGACATATTTTTTGTTCTAGTATCAAATTTTTTCTGATATTCAAAAAAAAGACTCATAAATAAATTAATAAAATGTTTTAAAAACTCAACAGATAGTATGAGTTTTTTGTTTTTTTTAATTATTTCTATCTCTTGATCAGTAAAAACTATTTCGCCTGATCCATCTTCTCTTTGATTTATTTTCATTATTTAGTCCCCCAAAATTTTCTTTTATCCATATAATGTTCTTTATTGTTACCTTCAGCATCAACGTAATGTAAAAATGTTTGAAACTGATGATCTCCCTCAAATTCTTCTCTCCAATGTTCAACCTCGCATCCAAGATAAACAGCTGCGTCTCCCCTTTCTAAATCTAAAGGATTACCATCCATATATATAGGCCATTTTGTTTTATCACTACCTATTAAAATTGTAACACTTATTTCACATGCAGGTCTATCCGTATGTTTTTTTAAAATTGCAAATTTAGTATATGTTCTCCAAAAAGAGTAAGTTGCAAGTAATTTTTTTCCTGTTTCTTTTTCCATTAAAGATTGTTTTTTTAACATTAAAGAATCCATAATTGGATCTCCATAAAAATAAGTATCTCCAATATTATTTTGCTCAAAATCAAATTCAGTAAAATTTGTTCTATGTCTTATTTCACAATATAAAGAAAACAAATCTATTTCATCTTTTGATAAAAAATTTTTAATTATCTTATATTTAAAGTCTTTACCTATAATGCCCACGCTACTACTGAATACCTTTCTCCACTTATTACTGGTTTGACAGAATGTGGGTATAAAAAATTACTTGGAAATATAACTAATCTATTTTTCTTTTTTTCTATTGTAGTTTGTGCTTTTGAGTCAGGGTAACCAAAAATTAAATCTCCACCTTCGTAATCATCGTTTACAAAAAATACGCAACTCAAAGTTCTATGAACGTCAGGAGCATCATCAGTGTGAAATAGATAATGTCCTCCAGGAATATATTTTAATATTTGAACATCAATTATTCTTGTAGGATTTTTTATATCATATAGTTTTTGATAATCTCTACAGAAAGTAGAAAAAGCATAAACTAAAAAATTTGACCAATGTACCTTAGTTAAACTTTTGTCATCTAAAGAATTCATGTTGCACCATAAAGTTTTTCTAATTCTTTCATTTACGACATCTTTATTACCTTTTTCATCACCTAACACTTTTGCTTTTTTATAATCAATCTCTTTACAATATTTAAAAAAATAATTTAATATGCTTTCAGGAAGCATTTTATCGAATACACAAATATAATTATGTACGTCTTTTTTTATTTCCAAATTTTTTTTGACCATATAAATTGTTTGTAGTTGTGTAAAAGTTTTTTCCTATAAAAGAAACCATCTTCTTCCCTTTCCTTAACAT